TGCCGTAGACGCCGCCTGCGCTACCGAGTCCGAAGACGGCAGCCGTAAGCCATTGTCCGTCGGTCAGGTCTGCGAAGCCGACATCACCAACCATGACGACGGTGAGTGCGCCGCCGAACGCCATGACGCCGGCGAACGCGGCCTTTGCGAACTGAGCGAAGTTCATGGTTCCTCCTTTGTTGGACTCAACATTCCGTGGCTGCGAAGCGCCTCAGTCGCTCATCGCGCGAGGATTTCGCTGACGCCACGATCGCGGCCGTCTTCGGGATCCCGAGAATGCGCAACGAGCGATCCAAGTTGCGGAACGAGGAGACTGCGTCCTGGCGAAGAGACGCCTTGATCTCCTCGATCGCAAGACAGTTCACCTCTCGCCCTTCTTCGAGACGCGCCTGGTCTGCGGCCCGCCAGGCGAGCGCCAGGCCGAGCGCGACCATCGCGAAGCTCGCGAACGCGGCGGCGACGAAGAGCGGCACGTTTCGCACAATCTGCCTCACCCTCCACCAGTGCCAAGCACCGTCACCATCGAAACGACGAGCGTGATCCCGAAGAACGCAAACGTGATGAGGAAGCCGAGGAAGGTCCGACGTAGCGCTCGCACGTCCCCACGCAGCTCCAGCACGTCATCAGACAGATGCGACACCCGCTCGGCCATAACCGCCGGCTGCCCCTGCTTCAGCTCCCTCACGTCGTCCTCGAGTCGCCCGACGCGCCAGGTGATGTTGTTGCGCGGCTCGATGTTGCTCACGCGAGAGCCTTCGTCAACTGGTCGCCTACAGTCGGTGCGCCGTGCGTGTAATCGGGGCCGGTTCCGTCTCTGCCATAGAGGAATTGCTTGCCCTCGCCGAGATGCGCCTCGCCATTCACCGCCACGTGACCGTGTGGGCCTCCGCCCTTCGCCGTGTCCACGGTCTTCGCGATGAACTGTCCCTTGCTGAACTTCTTGCCAAGCGGGTAGTCGCGGTCGAGATGTGCGAACCAGTAGCGAAGCTTGGACTTCCCCGTGAGGTAGAGCGCCTCGCCGGGGCTCGCGCCCGTGTCTTTCGTGTCCACCTCCACGTCCTCCGGGGCGTACATACGGACGCCCGCTCCCCAGGCAAGGTCGACGGCGGGCCAGAGCGTGACTTCGGCATCGTTCCTCGGAAGCCCGGAGGACTTATGCGTGAGCGAGTGATCGAGCAGCGACTTGTCCCAGATCACAGGGAGGAAACGACGCTTGGTCACAGCTCCCACGTGGCTCCATGGCAATACCCGCTCGGGCACCTTGAAGGCGCGATAGCGCATCCGTCCGTACGCGTCGAAGTACGGCCACAGTGCATCGAGCGTCGACTGCGCGAAGCGCCCGTCGTTCGGGATGAGGCTGTGCGCAACCTCGAACGAGCGCACGCGGCGCTTGCTCGTCTCGCCGTAGATGCCATCGATGAGGATCGTCGTCCGGCTCGGCGCCTTGTTGAGCGCACGCTGGACCATGCGAACGTCGGCCCCGCGCTCGGAGCCTCGGAGGGGACGCTTCAGTTTCATGCGTGCTCGAAGTAGCCGTCGCCCAGAACCAGAGGGCGCTGCAGATAGATCGCCATCGTCACCATTCCGAGTTCCATCGCCGCGCCACTCAACTGGTAGACGTGCATGTCTACCCCTGGATCAAGGTCTCCCCACCAAGTCGCCGCCACGGTGCAGCGTGAGTGAGGTATCAGCCCGGAGGCAGGGATCACGAACGAGTTCGTGTAGAAGAAGTTGTTGCTGCCTGCGAACTTGAGAGAGACCCCAATCGTCTCTCCGCCCACGGTCCCCGGAAACGCCGCGGAGCCAAAGGCGGTATAGAGGCCGAAGTCTTGGCGAGTGATGATTCCCGTATCGAGGTCGTATGTCCACCCCTCAGTCGCCTGGCCTTCCAGCCACCAGCGAGTAGGGCCGGCCTGCGCGACCGCCTCCCACGTGTCGTCGGCAACTAGATTGTCCCCCACGCCGGAGAAGTCGTATCCACTGAAGATGATCGCGGGGGTGCTCAAGCACGGAATCGGATCCGGCCCGCCGGGGCAGTGGTCGGCCCCGTGGATCGGGAGGATGACGCGTTCGGTCACGGGATCGGCGTCGTCCAGTAAGTCGCGGGGGAGAGGTCAAGCGTCATCTCGACGAACGGGTAGCCCGTGTCGAGATCGGCGACGAGCGGTCGCCACGTCTCCGCGATCCCCTCGACGAAGTAGACCTCCGCGCTGAAGCCGCCGCCGCCAGGATGCGAGCGCGTCACCGTGATCTGATCGGAGATATCAACCTGCGTGACGAACTCCCACAGGTCAGCTGCACGAATATCATCGGGGTGCAGCGCCTTGAACGTGATCTGGTCGATGCGTGTCTGCGGGCTCGCGTAGTTGTCGACGATGTATTGGGCGAAGGCGAGACACTCCTGCTCACCGGTGTTGCCAGTCGTTATGCCGTCCTTCGTGATGAGGTTCTCGGCTGCCCAGGAACGTACGCCGTGATTGCCCGGAGCTCCGATGGATGCGAGATCCGTGACGACCTGATTCACGCGGTTTGCCTGCGCGATCGACTGCGGGTAGCACATGGCCGCGTTGCGGATCAGTCGCCTCGAACGAGTGCAAGCGAAGGGCGGTCGGAGCTGAATATTCCCGACGCCCGCCGTCCACTGGTTGAAGTCCCAGTGTGTCGCCGTGGCCGCAGTCGCTACCGGATCGAAGCGAGCGTTGCGCCCGTGGAAACACGCCACGCCGTACTTGTCGATGAAGAACTGTCCAATCCCAGGAAGTTCGGCGTCGGCTGCGTCGCGGATGACGGCCAGGAGCGACTCGCCGGGAGAATAGACCGTCTCGAGTAGGTTGACGTTCCCGGTGAAGATGGAGGAGAGGCCCGCGGGCCAACCTGCATCGGCGAGCGCCTGGTTGATCCGGATCTGCGGACCGGTGACCGCCGTGTCCTCGTAGAAGACGTAGCCCTCCGACTGCGCGGGCGGCGTATCGCCGGCCAACCCAGGCGCGAGCTCGAAGTTCGCGAAGTAGTCGAGTGCATCGACCGCCTCGATGACCACCGTCCCTTTGACCGCCGAGGGATCGAGGTCGTAGTGATGATCGTCCACCGATCCCCGGAAGCGAGGATGCCAGACGTCCGCCACAGGATCTCGAACAGCGAAGGCGAACGGCCGCGAGATCCAGTCCACCGATGTCGGGTCGACGTCGCCGTCGCGATCGTTGAAGGTGACCGTGCAGGTGCCCGTGTCTTGCCGCTCGAACTCGTCCTGCCGACCCCTGCGGATCTGGACCACCGGCACGCGCAGGTTTCCGAGGTTGTCTAGGCGCGTCCACGTCGGCGCGACGGTGAAGAGCGTGTCCGAGGGTGCGACTGAGACGCCTTCCCAGTTGAAGACGTTGAGGACTCCCAAGGCTCAGCTCAGATCCCCGGTCGCACTCCGCGACGAGACGCGCTGCCCCGCCCTCGCTGCTTCTGCTGCTGACGCGTGACGACCGCTGTAAACTCTTTGCCGTCCACGACGAGAGTCGCGTTGAGGTCGATGGCGATCGGCGCACCGGCGCCTACGCCGGCTGGCAACGCGAGGCCGAAGGCACTAACCCCGCGGCCGGGCACCGTGCCGCCAGCACCGAACTGCGAGAACGACTGACGAAGCTCCTTGATTTGGGCAGGCGTCAGGCCGGTGACGTTCTCGATCAGCTTCCCGAAGCCGCCCTTCTTGAACTTCGTCTGCGGCCCCTTCTGTGCGCCACCCTCGAGCGCACCCGAGATCGAGTTGAACGCCTGCAGGATCGCGGCGCGCACGTCGCGACCAACCTTCCCAAAGGCTCCCGAGAGCACCTTGCCGATCTGCGCGAGCTGTGTGCGCGTCTTATCGGTGTCGAGGAACGTGCCCTTCACCTGCTCGCGCAGGTTGCCGAGACGCTTCGAGAGCGCTCCGACACCGGGCACCCGTTGTTCTCCCGTGGCAGTCAAACCGAGCGCCTCGAACTGCGCCCCCTGCCGTCGCGTCCGTCGCTGCTCCGCGATCTGTCTCTGGATGTCCGCGCGCTGCTGCTCGACCTGGAACAGCTGCCGTTCGAGGTCGGTCGTGCGGCCGACCGCCTTGATGCGATCGCGGATCGCTGCTTCCTGGTCGCGAAGAGCTCGGAGATCGTCGCGCAGACTCTTGATCGCCTGCGCTTGTTCGAGGTCGAGACTCAGAGCGTCGACGAGCGCCTCGAATGCCTTGCGCGCCTTGGCGGCTGCCTTCTTCGCTTTGTCCGCCGTATTCGTCACGACTCGGCTTGATGTCTCGACAGCCTTCCCTGCGGACGCCGCAACGGTCTGAACAGCCCGCGCCTGCTGCTCTACGGCTTGCCCGGATGCGCGCGCTGCTCCTTCTTCCGGTCGCCTCGGACCACCCGGCGCATTGACCACCGTGTCGATGACGATCTCGATGCGGCGACCCTCGATCTTGTCAATGGCTGTCTGGATGCGCCTAGCAGTCGCTTCGGCGCCTGCGCCCATCTCATCGAGCTGCGCCTGAAGCGCGTTCTTCGCATCGCGGAACTTCGTACCGAAGATGCTCGGCAGGTGCGTGAACGGCTCCACGACGTCGAGTGCAGCACGGATCGCGTCGCGTTTCATCGCCTCCCAAGCACGATCCAGCGCGCCAGCGATGGAACGGCCGAGGCTTGCGAACACTCCGGCGACCTTCTGCGCGAACCCGGCTACAGCATTGAGCGCCGCCTGTATTCCGAGCACGGTAACGACGAAGCGCGCGATCCGGCCGAGCCTTCCGAAGACACGCGCAACAAGGCGGGTGAGCGGTGCCAGCGCGCGAGCCGCGATAGCAGGCAGCCGCGAGAGGCCCGCGATGAGCACGCCGCCCAGACGCGGGAAGGCGCTGAGCATCCCGACACCGATGCGCAACACGAGGTCTGAACCGAGACGGCGTAGCGGCGCCACCACCTTGGCGGCGAGACCAAGGATGCGCGCTCGGAACACCGTCGCTGCGACCGCCAGCGTGAGGTCCCAGTTGCGAATCCAGAATGCCGGATCGGCGAGCGTTACGAACGCGGTGACAATGGCAGCGGCGAGCGCCGGCCCGAGTCGCTTGCCGAGCTCCTCGAAGTCGATCTCTCCCACAGCCGCGTTGACGCGCTCAGCCATCTCCTTCGCGGCCGGAACCGCGACCTTGACAGCGTCCACGAAGGCATCCCCGATCCGCTCACCGACGATCGAGAAGTCGACTTCCTCAAGCCGCTTCTGCAATCCGTCCGCGATCCCGCGTGCTTCAGCAAACACCTTGTCGAAGTCGACTGCGCCGATCGCTCGCCCAAGAAGATCCTGCGCGCCATCGGCAGCGTCCTCAACGCCCTCCCACACGACGGCGAGCTTGGTCCGGATCGTCTTCGCCTCGGAGAGCTCGTCGAGGAAGTCCTGCACGACACCGAGGGCAGCATTCGCACCCTTGGCGATTACGTTCGCGAGCGGGGAGAAGATCGCGCCGAGCTGGATCCCGATTGCCTGCAGTGAGGCCATCGTCTGCTTGAACCGAAACGCCTCGCCCTTCGAGACCGCATCGAAGGCGTGAGCAAGAGCGCCTGTGGAGTCCTTCATCCCGTCGAAGACCTCGCGCGTCGAATCCGCGTTCTCTCCAAGAAGTGAAAGCAACCCGCGAAGTGCCCGGATGTTCGGGAACGCTTCGGCCATCGCCGCGGTGTTGTCGCCGAAGCTCGTTTTCAGCGTCTCGAGGATGGCGAGCAAGCCCTTCTCCTTGAGCTCCTTGCGCAGCCCCTCTGCGCTGAGTCCCACTGAGGCCAGCGCATCGGCCTGCTTCGGCGTGACCTTCAGCAGCGACGAGAACGTGGCCTGCAACTGGATCGCAGCCGTCTCGGCCGTAGTTCCGAGTCGTGTCTGAGCCGCGAGCGCTGCGCCAACCTCCTCGAAGCGCACTCCAAGCGTTGCGGCGAGAGTGGCTACGGTGCCTATGACGGGAGCGAACGCCTCAGCCTCCCCCTTGCCGAACTTCACCGTGTTCACGAGTACGTCGGTCGCGCGCGCGGCGGTGATGACCGCAGGCCCGTAAGCGTTCAGCGCGGAGGTCACGGCGTCCGCCACCTGCTGCGTCTGTCCGAGACCCGCTGCCGCAGCCTGCGCCGACAGCTTAACCACCTGCATCTGCTTGTCGACCGCGATTCCCGCGGATGCGACGAAGTAGAGCGCTTCGCCGAGTTCCTGCGGCCCCTTGGCTACCTGCGGCCCGAGTCGCAGGATCTCCTTGGAAAAGCCCGCGACCGACTCTCGCGCCCCGCCGGCCAGACCGACGACCCTGTCCATCGTCTGCTCGAAAGACGCGAACGCCTTGCTGGTGACGATCCCGATGCCGGCTGCGGCTACGCCAACGGCCGCGAAGTTACGCGCGAGCCTGCGGCCGGTATCGCTTACCCGAGCATCGAAGCGTCGTGCTGCTCCGGATGAGCGGGCGAAAGCACGTTCCAGAGACGCCGAGTTGCCAACGATCGAGACCTCGATCTTCCTAGCCAGTGGCCGACTCCTTCACCGAGTCCCACATGGCGACGTACGTCGACCAGCGCAGCTCGATCATCCGTTCAGGTCCACCAGCTCCGGGGAACCAGTGGCCGACCCAGGGCTGCCAGAGGAGGCTGGGATCTCTGACGACGTCGGCCGCAATGAGATCACCTCCGGGGTCGACGACGGTGAGGACCCGTTGGACAGTTCGTCCGAAGTTGGCGGCTCGAGGCCGCCCTCGGCCGGGGGGACTGGCTGCTCCTCCGCGTCCGAGTCGACGAATGCGACCTCACCGAGAGAGACGCCCTGCACGAAGCGCACGACCCGCTCCACCGACCATTCGGTGTGTTTCCCCCTGATCGAGGTCGCCATGAGCGCGAGCAGAATCGGTGCCCGGCCACGATCGAAGTTGTCCTCGATCGTCTCGAAGAACTCAGCGACCGGCATCCCGGTAAACCTGTCGATGAGCATAAGGTCTTTCCCGGTATCGGTGACAGCCCAGCGGTAGAACTCGCCCTCTACCTCGAAGCCGTCCTCGTGCCGGTCGATTGTGTCGACCATCGCTTACCTCCTTCGCTAGCGCTCGAAGTGATCCGCGACCTTGTCGATCGCGTCTTCCATCGCGTCCTCGATCTCGCCCTCTTTCGCATCCACGGCGGGCTCGAGTGCCTTGCGCATCTGCAGCGCCCCGAAGTCGGAACGCTTCCCGGTTGTCTTGCGAAGCGACTGCTCGACCGAGACGCCGCGTTGCCTGACGACGGTTCGGTATCCGGCCGCCGACTTCGCGTCGACTTCGCGGAAGCGCTCGGCGGCTTCCACCTTCACGATGTCCCCAACCTTGCGGAAAGTCGCGCGGACCTCTCGCTTGGTCTCCCTGCCTGCTAGGTCGCAGGCACGGAGCATCCCTCGAGGGCCAAAGATACCCCTCGTGACGAGGGAGGGCTGGGCCACGTTACGTCGCGGTCCAGACGAGCCCGGCCGTGTCGGCCGGCAGGAACTCGGCCGTCACCTCAGCGCGCGCATTGAGCGCACCCGAGAGACCGTTGTACGTGCGCAGCTTGACGTTGCCTGCGAGCTGCGGATTGGTCGCGGAGACCGCTGCCGAGGTAGGGCGGATCACGATCCCGACCGTCGTGGCGTTCTGGTAGATCGTCCACAGAATGTCGTGGGGACCACCGGCCGCGAAGTCCTGCGTGAACTGTGAAACGACGCTGTCGGCGCGCTGCCCGACGAGCGACTCCTTCGTGTTGTTCGGGTTGAACCCTGAGACGTCTACCTCGTCCTTCTCGGACGGCGTGTCGATGTTGAAGCCGTAGTTCGACAGGTCCTCTCCGTCGACTTCGATGTAGACATCGGTGAGCAAGAACTTGCTCATCGCTACTCCTCCTTGTGTGTTGGCCTGGTCATGCGATGACGGTGAAAGCCCAGGTCGCGAGCAGAACGCGCGAGCCGTTGGTGAGCACGAACGGCGTCTGACCGCGGTACTCGGCGAAAGCCACGTTCTGAGCGGCAGCTGTCTGCCCGGTGGTCACAACGCCTTGGTCAGAGAGTCGCTTCGTCAGCGTCGGCGTCGCCTCGACTGTCGCCACGAGCGACGTCTCCCCGGTCGGCGCAAGCAACTTGTTCAGGAGCTTCTGCGCACCGATGTCCGTAACCAGCCCGAGGCAGGCCTCGACCAAGATCGTCCAGATCACGTCCTCGCGGCCGTAGGTGTGGAAGTCCATGCCTTCTGAATCGACACCGGCAACGAGCACAGCTGGAGGCGTCGGGTTGTCGAGCATGTACGCGCTCACCTGCCCGATAAGCGGTTGGTTGGGAGCGACCTCTACATCTCTCAGGGCAGCCAGATTCCCCGCGAGCGCCTCGCGGATCGTCTGCAGGTCTGCCATGTGTCTCTAGGTGTCGGTGTCGGCGCTCTCAGGATCCGCAGACGCGGGTTCCACATTCGGCGCCTTGACGTTCTTCGGGTTGAGCTTCACTTCGGAGCGTTCGAGCAGGCGAATAGCCCCGCGAGCGAGGGCGCGCTGTTCCACGTCAGGCTCGAGCGTGGCCTCGAACTCCTTGCCGGGCTCGTGCTCGCGGTAGCGGTGTGGCCAATCGGGATTCACGCGATAGCGACTCATACGAGCAGCGTCCTCCTTCCAAGACCCTTGAGCAGGAAGTTGATCTGCGGGTCGTTGCGGATGATGTAGGCGGCCGTTTCGCCGTTGAGCGCGAACCCCATCGGCATCGAGCGCTTGCGCTGGATCAACTGCTCGGCGATGAGTCCTGCCGCCTCGATGATCTGAAACGGAATGGAGGGCCAGCCGAAGATGCCCGACACTTCGACCGCTCCGGGGTATCGCGTTGGGAAACGGTGAGTGCCAGCGGGGCGCACGTTGATCTTCGTGTACGGCTGACTGTCGAGCGAAGCGTTCAGCGGCTCGAGCACGTAGTCCGTCGCCGCCCAGGTGATCTCGAAGGTGCCGTCGCCGTCCTCGTCCGTCTTGAGAGTGGTCAGCGACACGAGATCGTTAATCGTGAGCGCCTTGGGATCGAGCGCCGTGTAGAGCCGCTCGACGTCCTCCTGATCCTGGCCGAACACGCGCCCGAGCTCCAAGTCGAGACCTGCGCTCGCAGCAAGACACGCGTTCTCCGCGTCGTCGTCGAGGAAGGTGGTGCCTGCCGCCGCCAGTGTCTTCTTGAGTTCATCTGGATCCACGTACAGCGAAGTCACACGAGCACCTCCTCTCGCTCACCGATCAACTCGTCGATCCACGTCTGGATGCCCTCGGGGATCTCCGTCGCCCGAAGATCGGTGAGGATGCAGCGACCTTCCCACTCATCCCCGGCGCGCATCTCAGCAATGCCGAGTTCCATCGGAATCCCCCAGGCGTAAGTCGCGTGCTCGACGAAGAGACGGTCATCGGGACGAGGGATCGCTGCCGCCTGACGCGCGAACATGAGCGCTGCGTCGTTCCAGCCGTTGACCCGGCACTGACGCGCGGCCACGTACAGCGGCTCGGCGCGCGTCGGACGTTCTTGCCATGCCTCAATGCAGGCGCCGATCGCGCCCTGCGGTTCGCGCTCGCACATGAGTCGAGCACGCCTGAGCTTGGCGACGAAGCGCTCCTGGTCGTAGCCTCCGAGCAGGATGCGTCGGCCGTACTCGCGCAGAGCGTCTGATGTTCGGCCCAGGTCGTCATAGGTCTGCGCGAGGTAGAAGCTCGAGCGCGCGTCGAGCGGATTCTTCTCCAGCTCGCGTTCCAGCAGCCGCGCGTCCTCTTCGAGCTTCCCCGGCCGCCAGCCGCCCGGTCGACGATCCTCGATCCGCAGACCACAGACGTCTTCGCTGTAGCGGCCGTCGCCGTCCTCGCAGGCGAGATAGGAATGGGCGACGCCGCGGTAGCTCCAGCGGCGCTTGCCCGAGACGAGCACCGGCAACACGTACTCCCACGATCCCTCGACGGTCGCGTGGTAGCACTCAGCCTCGCGTGGCTCGGGAGGTAGCTCGCCCTTGATCGTCATATCCGCGTCGAGCATCAGGAACCAGTCGGCCTTACCGTGCGCGAGCCTTAGAAGCTCGCTGCGCGCCTGCCCGATCGACTCGAACGCGATGTCGTGGAACTCGCCGGGGACGCCTGCGAGAGTCTCCTCCGTCACCTCGCGCGTCTTGTCGGTGGAGCCGGTGTCGCAGATGACCCAGTGGTCGATGCCGAGTGCGAGCGCTGAGCGCAGCGTCTCGAGAAGCCACTGCTCCTCGTCGCGAACGATCATTGCGAGGCAGATGCTCATATGTCGTAGAAGCCCTGCACTTGGAAAAACTTGTTGCCTGAGGCAGTCCATGAGGCGTTTGCCAAATCCTTGTTTGCCGTGGCAGTCGCACTCGCGGCGGGGAAATTAAACTTGGCCGGCGCCGTCATGTTCACACCGTTGTCTTGACCGCGACAGGGGACGACCTGAGCTGTGACGCAAGTAATGGGCAGCGTGCAAGAGACGCTAGTAGCGTTGCTGGTACCGACATTCGTCGCGATTGTGATCCAGCATTGATTGCCTACTACCGCGAACTTAGCGAGCGTCACGCCTGGATCGGCAGACCATCCAGTTAGCGTCGGCGTGTAGTTGAAGTATCCCGGATACCCCTGCGGGTTGGCCGCATACGAGTAGGAGTTCGCGCTGATCGCGGCGTTGGCAAGCGTGTAGTCGGTGCCGCCGGTGATCGTGACGGTCGTCGTTCCGGCGGCGTGCAACGAAGCCACGACGACGAAATACTTGACCGTCGTTTGGGTGAGTTTAAGCCGTGTGCCTTTCGAGAACACGGCCGTCCGGTCGCCTGTGACGGTGAAGGTCGTGGCCGAGACATATGTCCAGGTTGCAGCGGTGTCGTCGGTCCAGCCGTCGGTCGCAGCAGCGCTCGCCGCCGGTAGCTCGAACGCCGACACTCTTCTCCTACGCGCTCGCGAAGTTCGCTGCCAGGGCTGCCGAGCGCTTGCGCTGCGTCGCCTGCGAGTCCGCGGCCAGGTCGGCGAACACCGCGACGTTGCGCTGCCCGGAGATCGCCTCTGCCGAGGCATCGGCCAAGACTGCCGCGAGCTCAGCATCGGTGAGCGTGATCCCGTCCTTGTACGAGTAAGCATCGACGTCAGTGCCGCCCGCGTTGATGTTCACGAGCTGTGCATCCGAGCCGTTAACGACCGTGTACGTTGCGATGGTAATCGCCTCCCTAGTTCGGCTCGGAGTCGCTCGTTCTCCTTCTTGAGCCGCTCATTTTCGGCCTTCAGATGAGCGAGGCCATTGCGGTGGTGACAGTCACGACACAGCAAGTCGCACTTCAGCAATTCTGCGATGAGTGGCTCGTCTGCTCCCGCAACTAGCAGAGCGACAGCCTTATGCTTTTCTTCAGGATCGCGATGGTGCCAGTGAAAATCTCGTGATCTTCGCTCATATGCAGCACCGCACCGCTCACATGCCCAGCCACGCCTAAGAGCCTCAGCATCAACTATCGCGAAACCACGATCACGAGCACGATCCATCCTCTCAGCCTTCTTTACACGGCAGCTCCATGTGCTCTTCTTGCCGTTGTAGTCCATCGGCTCACGGTGAAGCTTGCAAAGCGGACGGTCATCAATCATCTCGTCCGTTTTGCCACATCGCTCTACCGTGTACGTTGCCAAGGTCTTCCTCCTTTTACGTTCGCGTGTACGTGATCATCACGCCGACCAGAATCGCGTCGATTGCGGTAAGCGTGTCGCTGCCGTCTGCCGGATCTCGGGCGATGCGGAATTGGACAAGCTCGCCGGCAGCAGGCGTGCCTTCGAGAGTGATCGCCGAGGTCGCCGCACTCTTGAGCATCTGCTCGGTGGTGCCGGAGCCAGCGTCAGCAACCTCTTGCGGAGTGCCCCATGCCTGGTCGAACGTCTCGGCGTCTCCGTAGCTGCGGCCCATGCACTGCCACACGGCTGAGTTGGTCGACGTCGATGTGATGTACCAGTAGAAGATCGCGGTGACCGTGCCTCCATCCCAGTCGCTGGGCATCGCGATCGTTGCCTGAGCGAACTCCTGAGCGGTGCCGTCGAAGGCCAGTCCGTAGACGTCGACATCGTTGGTGACGAACTCACGCTTGGTGTTCGTCGCCGCGCCGGAAGTGGTCGAAGGCCACATGCCCGCAGCAGAGAGGAAGATTTGCCCGCTCGGTGCCGTTCCAGTGACGCCAGTGAGTCCGGTCGGGCCAGTCGGTCCTGTCGCTCCCGTGATGCCTGTCGCTCCGGTGGGGCCTGTGGCACCGGTAGCACCCGTTGCGCCAGTGGCTCCTGTCGAACCCGTTGCTCCGGTGATGCCGCGAAGGCCATCGAGGCCGACCTCGCCGGTCGTGCCCGTCGTGCCCGTCGTGCCTGTGAAACCCGTGGCTCCCGTAGGACCTGTCGGGCCGGTGGCTCCGACCGTGCCGGTATCTCCCGTCGCGCCTGTCGGGCCGGTAGCACCCTGAGCCCCGGTATCGCCTGTTGCACCAGTCGGCCCGGTTGGGCCAGTCGGGCCAGCGACCGTAGAATCAGCACCCGTTGGCCCTGTTGGGCCGGTGAAGCCGGTTGGCCCGGTCTCTCCTGTCGGCCCGGTTGCGCCTGTAGCTCCCGTCGCCCCGGTCGGACCGGTGATCCCACGAAGGCCGTCCAGACCGATCGGGCCCGTCTCACCAGTGCTCCCCGTTGGCCCTGTAGCGCCAGTAGCGCCAGTCTCACCGGTAACGCCCGTAGGCCCGGTGGGGCCTGTAGCGCCCTGAGCCCCCGTGTCACCGGTCGGGCCCGTTGGGCCGGTAGTTCCCTGTGCGCCAGTGTCTCCGGTGACACCTGTGGGCCCGGTCGGGCCAGGAACGGTCGAGTCTGCTCCGGTGATTCCCGTCGGCCCTGTCGCCCCCGTAGGACCAGTTTCACCCGTAGCGCCTGTCGGACCGGTACTGCCTGTCGGCCCGGTAGCCCCAGTCGGGCCTGTGCGTCCATCGAGACCAGGGAGTCCCTCGACGCCTGTCGCGCCAGTGACACCCGTAGGCCCGGTTGCTCCGGTGCTCCCCGTTGCTCCCGACGGCCCCGTAGCACCTGTCGGACCAGTCGCACCAGCGACGCCTGCGTCACCCGTAGCGCCTGTGGGCCCCGTTGGGCCTGTCGCCCCGACTGCTCCGGCATCTCCAGTCGGTCCTGTAGGCCCAGTCGGCCCCGTCGCGCCAGCCTCACCAGCAGCGCCGGCAATCGCGCCTCGCCAGTTGAAGAAGTAGCCCGAGCTTCCGGCATCAGCAACGAGCAACGGCTTCGAGACATCGCCCGCATCAGGCGGCTCCGTTGAAGTGAGAAGCCCCGCCGTGTCGTCGTCGAGGTAGTAGACGACACCGGCCGTGAGACCGGTGAGACCGGAGATCCAACCGCCATAGTGGACGGTGAAGTTGTCGGTGTCAGGGACAGCCGAGACGATGCCGATCGCCTCAGCGTTGGCCTCCGAGTCCGCCTGCGCCTTGATGAAGGTGACGCCGGAGAGACGGACGACGTCCTGAACTGAAAGGCCATGCCCCGTCTGTGCGATGTCACGCTCGAGGAGAGCGCCGTTACCAGCGCCCGCGTCGCCTGTAGCGCCCGTCGGCCCAGTCGGGCCAGGGACAGTCGAATCCTCGCCCGTGAGTCCTGTCGGCCCGGTTGGGCCGGTGGCTCCAGTCTCGCCTGTGATACCGGTCGGCCCAGTCGCGCCTGTAGCACCTGTAGCACCTGTCGAACCCGTAGTGCCAGGATCACCATCGAGACCAATGAGGCCCGTAGGGCCAGTGACACCAGTCGCACCTGTTGCTCCAGTCTCTCCCGTGGCACCCGTTGGACCAGTCGCGCCGGTAGGCCCGGTAGCACCTTGCACACCAGCGTCTCCAGTCGGCCCGGTTGGGCCTGTTTCGCCCTGGATACCCGCGTCACCGGTCTCTCCAGTCGGGCCGGTAGGCCCTTGGATTCCGGTATCGCCCGTCGGGCCTGTCGGACCCGTTGCACCAACTGCTCCGGTATCGCCAGTGGCTCCGGTCGGGCCTGTTGGCCCAATGGGGCCGGGAACCGTGGAATCGGCGCCCGTCTCTCCGGTAGGGCCAGTCGGCCCTGTAGGACCCGTCGCGCCGGTCGAAGCCGCCGTACCAGGCTCGCCGGTCGCTCCCGTAGCGCCCGTAGGCCCCGTCTCTCCAGGCTCTCCATCAAGGCCGATGAGACCTGTCGGGCCAGTGTCACCCGTAGCGCCCGTCGCTCCTGTTCCCCCAGTCGGGCCGGTGGCGCCAGTTGCACCCGAAACGCCTGTGGGGCCAGTGCTTCCCGTAGCGCCTGCGTCACCCGTAGAACCCGTAGGGCCAGTCGGGCCACTGACACCTTGAGGCCCGGGAACGCCGACATCGGCGATCTCAACGGTGGTCGGGGATTCCGTGAGATCAACGGTCTCAGTGACCGTCTCACGGATGATGATGGTGTCGGACAAATCACCTTGTCACTTCTGGAGAGACCACGAACTTGCCCATCAGCAGTCGCCGCACCTGCCCGCCGGCCGGCACCATCTCGAGGTCGTAGCGCCAGCGACGATCGAACGGCGTGGCAGGAAGCGCGGCCGTCACCGTGGCTGACATCTCAAGCAGGATCTCGCCGTCCGCGCCGCCGAGGGTGATGTCTCCCTCAGCGGTTACATCCTCGGCCGTCGCCAGCGTGACGATGACGAGGGAGGACTCGATGCGCTTGCGTACCTTCATGCGCGCCGTGTAGCCCGTGTTGTCGATCGGGACGTCCAGCTCGTCTTTCCAGATGAGCAGCTTCGCGAAGTACGCCCCTTGCGTCACATCGAGATCGAAGACGGCAGGGGTTCCGGCGAGCTCGACGGTCGACACTAGGCCGCCACCTCCAGACGTTGCTCGACGAGAGCGAGGGCACAGGGGTTGTCCCCCTGATGCGACCAGTACGCAACCTCGATGCCCATCTCATCGAAAGGCTCCTCCGACAGGTACTTCTTGCCGCTTGGCCCGCTGAGGTACACATCCCCACCAAGCTCCGCGACCATCGAGGCGAGCTGCCACGAGATCGGCTTAAGTGCTTCCTTGTCGTCAGAGACGACGGGAACGGTATGGCCACCGGCGAGGTGAGACTGGAACGCCCAGAGAATGTCCGGCGCTAGTTCTCTGAGAACGATGTCGAGGATCGCGACGTTCAGCCCCACGAGCAACTTGTACGGACGCAGGATCTCGCGACAGACCGCGGCCGTCGCATCACCCGGCCAGGCGTCGACCAGCCCGCGGATGAGCGGCTCGCGCCAGTCCTTCGCAGGCTCGCCGATGCGTACGCGGTTGATCGGCTTGAACGCGCAGTGTCGCTCAACCGGGACGGTGAGCCAGCGGCCGTCGGGCAACTTGTTCCTGTTCGTCCAGCCGTTCTTCGTGAACTGCACCTCGTCGAGCAGGATCACGGCGTCAGACGCTTTGATCTTCGAGACGATAGAACCCGCGTAGAGGAAGTTCGGCTGGTGCGCAGTCACGACGAACGTCATCTCCGCAGCACCACCAGCACGTCGTTTTCGAGATAGCTCGCGTCGAGCGTGAACGTCGAGCAGCCGAGTCGCCGCGCAAGCTCAATCAGGTCTTCGGGCGCGTAGCGCAGGCAGGTCGCGTCGTGACCGCGGTAGACGCTGAGCGCGAGGGCCTGTCGCGTGTGCTCCGTCCACAACTCCGAGACACGCTCCCAGGTTCGCTCCTTCGTCCAGCCATCGGCCAGGTTGAACGGCCCGATTGCCACGACGAAGTCGAACAGATCGTTCGGTAGCGACTCGAGCGGACGCGCGCGCGGGTGCTCGTGAACCATGCGATCGAGCATCCCCGGTGCCCAGTCGTAGCCGTGGTAGAGAACGGCTGGCGGGAGAAACTCACAGAAGCGCCCGGAGCCGCAGCCGAAGTCGAGAAGGGTGTCATCCTCGCGTAGCTCGAGGTGGCGCAGCACGGCGAGGAAGCGGCGCGTCTGTCCGCCCTCAGACCAGAGCGCGGCCTCCCATGAGGCAGGCCGAAGCGCCCGCTCGCTCCATGCGCGCGGGCTGTTCTCGACGAGAGTGGTCATCGCTTCCGGGGTCTCTTGATGGACTGTGGTACGTGACGCTTCTCCCACCGCCGTCGCGCGCGTTCGCGCTGGAGCTGCTCGCGTGAGCGCCACGGCGTCGTAGTGGCAGGGACGCTGCTCACCAGGAATCACCGCGCCTTCGCGTCTCGCAGATGTGGATGCCCTGGCGCTCGGTGCCGACCATGACCCAGCGGCGGAAGTGGAGCAGACGGTCGTAACGCTTCCAGATCTCCGAGACGGACCGGAAGACGCGCACATGCGACTCGGAATCGAAGTTCGGAACGGAGAAGATGAAGCGATGGCCTGGCGGGATCCTGCGCACGAGCTCGCGGTCCTCCTCGATGTGTTCGAGGACCTCGGTGCAGACGTAGACCGCGTTGCCTGACCGCAACGGGTCCGGCCGCCAGTCCATGAGATCGCAGAGCAGCCACTCTGGTGGCGGTGCATCCGCGTGCCGCGGCTTTACGTAACTCGCCGATTCGAGCAACGCCATCTGGCTCCAGTCGATGCCCGTGACGCGGCCGTAGTGGTTCCGGCGGTACAGAAGCTCGAGGAAACGCCCGGTGCCGCAGCCGAGGTCGACAACCTCCTCGTGCGGGTCGATCATCTGCGCGACCTCGAGATAGGTCGTGAACCAGGGCGAATCCTCGAGCGGGATCATGGAGGGCGCATCCGCTTCGGTCATCGCGACGTCGTACCAGGCCGCGTCGTAGGTGGTCACGCGAACACCCTCACCCCGCGCCGTTCGTACACTTCGCGCGCGTCCGCAACGGACTCTTCCGGATAGTGGTCGCAGAGCTTGTCCCAGTGATCGGCGCGCTCCGGCCCCACCTGGAAGGCCTCGCGCAGCGTCTTGTACGTGTTCAGCTGCTCCTCGTGCGACTGGAATCCGACCACCTGCATCGGCTGTACGTCGACGTAGTGGAACGGGGGGCGGCCGCCGTGCACACGTCCGAGCCGGTTCCAGATCGACGTGTCCACCGCACGCTCTCGATCCTCCTCGGCCGGCCGATAGCGAAGCGGCTCCAGCAGGTAGGACGGGATCGTGCGCATCCCGTCGCCGCCATCGTAGTGAATGTTGAGCGGAACCGAGCGATCGCCCGACTCGTGGATCATCGTGAACAAGCGGTGGGCGCCGATCATTCCCTCGGGCGGCATCTGCGCCAGCACGAGCTCGTGATCGATCCAGTTGTCCGTACCCATCGGCATGACGTAGTCGCAGCCGAGGTACTCGGGGGAGGCTCCGTACTCGATGCCGTCGTTGAACTTGCGCCCGAGCGGCTGGTTCTCCCGCCGCACGGTGGCGAAGCCGAGCATTTCGGCGAAGTCGAGGTTCTGATCGTCGCCGACCACAACCGCCGTCGCCTCGATGTCGTATTGGGAGAGCGCATCACAGGTGCGCATCAGTTGCCGGAGACACACGCGCGTCAACTCGAAGCGCCTGTACGCCGGGACGACGAAGCAGAACGTGGCCTTGCGCATCGGAAACGCCGCGAGCTTGGCCCGCCGCTCGTCCTGCATCCGCTCCGACAGCGCCTGCGCCTGCGCTACCAGTGGCTCGGGATAGCGCTCCCTGAGTGCCGCCCACGGATCAGCGATCTCGTCTCCGACACCGGCAATCGAGGTCGTCCGCCTGTACGGCGTGAGATTCTGTTCCGACTTGAAGTCGACTCGACAGAGGTTGTGCGGGTCCGTAAAGACCCATTGCGGGCGAACGCCCAGACCCGCGACCAGCGACCCGTCGATGCCGCGCTGCAGCGTGTCCTTCACCGGACGGAACTTGCTCGGCTCGAGCGCCTTGCGATGAATGATCCAGGGGATGACCCCGTAGCGCCCGCGCGAATGGCAGTGCTGCATCCGGCCTGTCGGCAGATCCACGAGCGTGATCTCGCGCCCGCTGACGATCTCTGCCTCAAGGCGACCGACTACCACCGGCTGCTCGCGCGAGAGCGCGGGAAGCTCTGCCACCGGCAGCGGCAGCCGGTCGAACATGTCGATATGCATCCAGTCGTCCGAACCGATGAGAACGACACAGTCCGCCTCCAGCTCGCGGCAGGCGTGCTCCAGGCCGTCGTTGAAACGCCGACCGAGGTAGGCGTTGTCCCGCTCGACCGTGTGAAATCCGAACTCCCTGGCGATGTCCAAGTTCTCGTCGTCGGCCACGATGACGCAGGTCGCCTCGATGCCCCGCCCAGCGAGCTCGCCGCAAAGGTGAGCCCGCTGAGCAAGGGCAAGCCGCGTGACGTCGAAACGACCCCACGCGGGGGAAACGAGGACGATCCTCACGACTAGGTTGCCGTGACGGTGACCGATGCCATCGCGAGCGCCTCTGCGCGCACGACCTTGGCGCCGTACAGATGCAGACCACGAACACCGTCTCCGAACTGATCCTCGAGCCGGATGGCCTCGGTCGAGGTGATCTGCTCGGCGAACGTCGTGGCGATCGGATGTCCAGCGATGACCGCGAACACCGATGCCGTCGGATCCGGCGTCACGTTGGACTCGAACACGTCGAAGCCGGCGATGCGCCCGACGATTCCGTTCCGAAGCCCCTGCGTCGTGCCCGAAGCGTCGGCCCGAATGAAGCGATCGTCCTGCAGCAGTGCCGCCGTGACCTCCGGTGGAACGACGACCCAGCGACCCTGCACCGGCACGTTGTCACGGTTCAGGATCGTCCGCAGCTCGACGAACAGCGCGTAAGCATTCGCCGCTGCGATCGTGGCTGCGTACGCTCCGAAGTCGTTGGCGGTGCCGTTGACGGCCGCGTACATGGCCGCCGACAGGTACCCGTCAGCCTCGGAGGCGAGGTTGTAGGCCGCGCCACGCGAAGCCGCCGCGACGAATCCCGGAAGCGCCTGACGCCGGTCGATGTCGTCGACCGTGAAGGCGAAGTAGTCCGCCTGGTCGATGAGCAACGCCCGCGTTGCATCCGTCAGCAGATCCCAGGAGATGTCGGTGTTCTTCGTGTAGTCGCGGACCGCCGGATCGGTGAACGACGTGATGTGGACGGTGTCGCCAGCGGTCGCGATCTCGCCCTCGTAGTCTCGGTTGATGATGCCGGCCTGGCCGTAGACGAGTGACGCTCGCAGGTTCGCGAGAATCAGCCGCGACCAGATCTCCGGCTGGAAGTTGGTGATTGCCATGCGTCAGAGCTCCTTCACTTGACGCCCAGAAGGCTGTCGGCGCGTCCTTCCTCGACGGCCTTAGCTGCCTCCTCGGGACTCATCCTCTGGATGTCCGCAGCCGTGACTTGCTTCTCGCCACCGCCGCGGGCTCCCTGATCCGCGTTTCCGCGTGCGCCTCCGTCCTGAGCGACCAGGAACGACCGCTGCTCGAGGAGTGAGTCCATCGCCTTCGCGATGTTGGTCGGAGTGCCGTCTTCTGCCAGCTCGAGCGACGAGCGATCGAGCAGAGCGACGACGGCATCCGGATCGACGACCTTGCGGTCGGGCTTGGCGGCCTCGGCGATGATCGCGGAGCGCAACCGCGTCTCCCTCGCTTCGGCCTCAACCTGTGTGGCGCGCTTCTCAGCTTCGTCGGCACGCGTCTGTGCCTTCTCGAGCTCGGTCTGGTTTTCGGCCTCGAGCTCAGCGAGCCTGGCAGCCTTCGTCTTCAGCTCGTCGTAGTCGGCGGGAGGCGCCGCTTTCACGCGCGCGACGCGATCTTGGACGATGCGGTCGACGTCGGCCTGCGAGAACGTGCGCTCGGGATCTGGCGTAGGATCCGGCGTCGGATCGGGGGTAGGTGTAGGTGTCGGATCGTTGTCCGCCATCTCTTCTCCTCTGTCGAGTCCGGCCGCTTACGCTGCCGTGGGGGTGGGGGTGGGCACTCCGTTTGGAGGCACGGGTCCAGGTACGGGCTCCGCGAGCATCCGCGCGATCTGCGTCTGTGAGTAGCCGCAATCCTCGAGCGCCTGCGTGCGCGTGATGAGACCTTGCTGGAGCTTCTTGATCGCTGCGTCGGTAATCTCGGCCTCGGTGCGAATCTCCGGGTCCGCCCACACGATCTCAGAGTCCACCGCCGCGTCATCCTCGCCAGCGAAACGACGGGCGAGCCGCAGCGCCTCCTCGAGTCCTTCGCCGAAGGGCCGCATCTTGCGCTCCACCTTCTTCACGAGACCCGACTCGGCCGACTTGATCGCGTCGCCGGAAGGCGACTGGCCCTGCTCGTGCAGGTAGTGACGCGGCGTGCGCGTCGTGACGGCGATGTGCAGGATCTTCTGCTCGATCGCGTTGATGTAGCCCGCAAGGTCGGTCTGCGAGAACTCGCCGAACTTCGTGTTCGGGTCCTCCGATTGCCACAAACGATCGATCGCCACGTCGTAAGGCTCCTTCGGCTTGCCATCCGTGCCCTCGAAGATGCGCAGCCCCACAGCCCAGCGCTGCCGATGCGCTCCGAAATAGCCGGCGAGCGCGAGCAGGAAGAGGAACCCGTTGATCTGGTTCTGCACGCGGAACACGTCGGCGAGCTCGGACTCTCCCTCGAGCATCAGCCGCGGCCGATTGCGCAGAGCGATGATCGGAACCTCGCCGAGCGGATTACCGACGAACTCGTCTGGAAGCTCCTTCCAGTGCGACATCGGCGCCTCGCTCGTTCGCAGTACGGGGTAGCGCGGGGACTCGAACGAGCGCGAGCCCGACACCATCGCCATCGTCTCCGCATCGGAACTCGTAGCCGCGAACTTGTAGATCCCGTTCGGCAGGTAGACGTTCGCGCGGTCCTTGCCGGACCAGTCGTCACGCCAGACCTTGAGCGCAGCGGCGCGCTTGCGGAAGTTGGAGCCGGGGACGTAGCCGATGATCGTCTGTAGAGGATCCTCGATCGCGATGTCTGGGAAGCCGTCGCCGTCACTGTCCGCCCACACGCTCAGGTAGGAGACGCCTTTGACGAGCGCCTCGACGAACGCCACCTGCGACTCCGAGTCCATCTGGTTCGCCTGCCAGATGTCCCATGAGTCCGCGTCGGCCTGATCCTCAGAAGATGCCGAAAGCCGAAAGCCCTCGACGCGCAATCGCTCCTCGACGACGTCGACCACCAGGCGCATGAAGTTCGAGCGCGACTCCTCGAGTAGTCGCCGGAACTCCGTCCGCATCTTCGATTCGTGAGTCTCGGTCAGGAACGGGAGCGGGTGGTTGCCGACGTAGTAGTCGTTCATCTGCTTCATCAACACCTGGCGGCCGGCGAGCTCATCCGAGAGCTTCCCTAGCCACCACTCAGGCGAGCCCGTCTGAAGCGGCAAGGCCATGCTCATCCGAAGCTCACCGCTCGGAACTCCTGCTTGGCCGGCGTCGACAATGTCCCCCAAAGCGCGATCGTCACGGCCTCCAACGGCGAGATGTCGACGGCGGACGCCTTGCGTGCCCAGGCCCACGCCTCGCCGAGCGAACGCTGCGATGCGCCCTTGATCGCTTGCAGCAACTCGGTCGTACCGAGGTGGCGCAGTTTGCGGTCCTGCGTGACGTCGAAGAACATCCCACACGCCTTGGCGAACTCCGTGCCGGTGATGGTCGTCACCTCGACGCTCACGTCCGTGAAGCCAGGAATCAGCGACGCCGCGGGGCCGCCGCCGTCACAAATCACGGCGAGCGGCTGGTGGCGCTCAACGAGTTCTGCCATGCGATCGACGATCCAGCCCGTTCCCGGTCTGTGGTCGATGATCTCAATGTGTCCCTTGCCGTCGGGGCGAAGACCCGCTGCAGCGATGGCTCCGCGCGAGCGGTCACGCTTCACGGCAAACGCGAGGCACACCGGATCGAGCGCGTGCGAGTTCGTGTCTATGAGGTCGCGCCAGAGATCCAGATCGATGAGCGCCGACTCAAGATCAGTGCTCGGCCAGTCGCCTACGCCCAGCCGCTCGACCGCGAAGTTGCGCGCGGACATCGAGCGCTGCTCATGCGCGACGTGCTCGGCGGCGATTCGCAACCCCATCGCTGGGTTCGCCTCGGCCCACGCAGCCTCGTCAGTGGCTACTTCGTCCGGCACCTCGTCTGGGTGCTCGAAGGGCAGCGACCACTCGAAGTACGCGAGAGATGGGTCGCCGGCAATGCCACGCTCGCGAACACGTGCCAACACGATGCCGTTCTCGTGCGTCTCCTGGTCGACGGACGAGCCCATGTACCAGACCTGCGGGTTGTCGCGCGCCGACAGCGTCGGTAGCAGCGCCGAGTGCGCAAAGTCCGGTAGGAACATCGCCTCATCGAGAAGCAGGCAGTCGCAGGAGAAACCGCGGCCACCGCCGCGCGTACGCGTCCTGTAGCGAATGCGGCAGCCATTCATGAAGTCGAAGCCCTGTTCGCCGTGGGCGTTTCGGACTCTGCGGATCGCGATCCCGGCAGTCTCGAGGAGCGGAAGCATCCGGTAGAACGCCTCCAGCGAGGTCGCGTACTCGTGAGCGGAGTGGATCAGGAGCTCTTCGCCGAGCAACACGATGCCGGCGAGTTCGCGCGCTTCGAGGATCCCGCCCTTGCCGTTCTGCCGGGGCTCCACGACTCCGATCTCGAAAGCCGCGAATGTGTCGTCGTCGCGGAGGCCCATCGCGGCGGTGATGACGAGTGACTGATGGTCGTCAAGGATGAGCCCGGCCGATGCGCTCAGTTCGATGACCTCACACCCGAGGGAGCGGACGTACTCCGGCACCGACTGAACGCGCGGGGCGGCGATCACGGCTACCACGCTCGGGATGTCCTCGCCTTCTCACGACCAGCCGTGGCTCTGTTGCAGTGGCGATGTTCTGGTCCCGAGTAGCGCGAGCGATCATCGTCATCGTGGCCGAGATCCCACGGTTCTCCGGACTCAATGAGACGCCCGCAACGAGCACAGCTCACGAGACCGGCTGCGACCATCGGCGCCACACCTTGCCGACGACGGTGATGAGGCCGTCCGTACTTCCGGCGGCTCACGATCGGCACTTAGGCCGCGACCCTCCCGCCTGCGTCGCCGGGGTTCAGCGCGAGCATGAACAGTCGTGCCCGTTCGCGGCGGTCCTTCGCCTCGCGCGCACACTCGCCCGCCGCTCGGATTCGGACCTCTCGCGGTATGTCGGCAAGGCGCACGAGTCTCGTCCCGGTCGGTTCGGGCTTCGGTACGACGGGCGGTGCGGGCATGAAGAAACCGACCTCTCGGTCGGTATGAAGAGACACCTACGGAAATGGGTGGTCGGCTGGTCGGTCAGGTATCTCGATCCATTGCCGAGCGCCTAACCGTCTAGCTGGTGGGGAGTCTAGCGCACCCGCTCGGACGCGAGAAGGGCGGCGAGCGGATCGGTGCCCGGGGCGGTCCCATTCACGCCGCGACAGAACATCGGGATACCGCGCAGGCGGCGGGTGTCGCCGGGCAGTGTGGCTCGCGGTGCGGTCTCGGGACTCATCGACTCGCGGACGGCTTCGTCGACGGCGGCGCTGTCCTCGGCCTCGAGTTGGCGCCGGTAGAAACGCGGTAAGTGCAACCCGGCGGACGGCTCCTTCCATCTGTCACTCACGTCGCCGCCTCCTCAAACAGTGTCTTGATCCAGACGGTGACGACGGGAACCTGTGAATCGAATCCCCGACCAACTTGCCAGCCTCGCTCCACCTGAATGATCTCCTCCCCATCCTCGAGGTCGACGACTAGATCGAGGTCGTCGTAGGTCATCCCCACGCCCTGGGGATACTCCCGCTCCCCCACGAACGAGACGCTACGAATGCGGAACCTCTGTTTCACGCCGCCACCTCCTCCTCGACGAACCATCGGCCCGACGCATCCTGCCGCACGCCGGCCTTCCGCAGCTTCAGATGCGCACCTTCGATTCGTGACACCGCCGCTCCCTTCGTGATCGAGAGATGCCGCGCGATCGTCATCATGCCGTGCCCGCGCTGCTCGAGCTCGAACGCCTCGAGCTGCTTCGCGGTCAGCACGCGCTCGGCGATGACGCGGACGTTGGACGGAAGATCACCACACACGCGAGGTCTTCCGCCTAGAGCGACCCGCCGTAGCTCGGTTACATCTTCGATGTGAGGGGCCAAGGTAGCCCGAGCGATCATCGGTGTGGTCGAGATCCCAAGGCTCAGCTGGATCTATGGCAAGCCCGCAGCGTGCGCAGCGTGCATCGCCCCTTGCGACCACCCTGGCTACCTCAGCACGCACTCGGGCATGCGGCCTCCCGTACTTCACCCGCGCTTTTCCTTCCTCGCGATACCGTTGCTGCCGCTCATCATCAAGTTGCCGGGCGCGGCGCAGAGCTTCCGGAGACATGGAGCCGCGCCCTTGCAAACGCTCGTCACGCTTGATGCGGCGATGTGTCGCGCAGTAGCGATGCCGAGATGTAACCGCCGGCTGGTCGCAGAGATCGCAGATCCGCGGCCCTCGCTCAAGCCGAAGTTCCGCGTTCCGAGCATTCTGTCGCGTTCTCACTCGCTCGGTATTCTGCGCGTAGTACCGCCGCGATTTGCAATTGTCGCACTCGCGACACCGACTCATTCGGCCGCTCGCCTTGGTGTGATCTAGCGGAAACGCCTGAAGCGACAACTCGCGGCGACAGACGGGGCAAACCTTTGGGGGGGGACGCGTGAG